CTGCAGAGTTCCGGCCGGCCTCAGAGCTTCCCTCAAGCACCTTGACCCGAGAGGAAGAGCTGGAAGGCATCATCAATGATCAGGCCACCCAGCTGGAGGCCTTGAGCCAGGGACACGCCCAGGCACCCAACCGGGCATCCCCCCCGAGCCTGGACATGCTGGCCAAGATGGCCGAACTCCTGCAGCAGAACAAGGATCTGAATGACAAGCTGAGCAAGCAAGAGAGACAGATTGAGAAGCTAGTCAAGGACAATGAGGACCTCCAGAAGAGTATCTACGATGTCCGAGAGCTGGCCAAGGGCGTAATCAAAAGTCTTGAAGAAGAAGTCGCCAGAATTCTGCTAAGTGTAGCTGAGGACAGACGCCGGATAGCAATGTTAGAGGAACCCCTATCCAAGATTCCACAGCCTAAAGTCCAAGATAGAGGTGACATGTTGAGACTTCTCCTGGCTGCAAACAGCGGCAAGATGCTGGCCAAAGACGCCAGACATAAGCTGGACATATCCAAGTCCCTGTTCTCCCAATTATTAGCTTCTATGAAAGACCAGATTGAAAGCAAACCACTCAAACAGAATCAAAGGGAACGGGTGATTAGCCTAAAAAAGATAGTTTAATTAAACTATAAACTGTTTACGCGCCATAAACTATCCTCCCTTCAAAACGGGGTTTGATAGGCAAAAATCGTACTGAAATTGAATATAACTAGATTGAAGAAGAAGAAGAAAAGAGGTGAATATATGATAAACAGTCAATCCCGCTAAACAGTGGATAAACAGTTTATGGTTTAATTAAACTAATCCAAAAAATTAAATTAAAATCGAGGGATGAAATGAAAACTGATCTAATAAGTAAGTTTGTAGACGACTCCCGTCAGGAGAAGGGGGAGCGTGTAGAGCTGAACATGAGAAAAGAAGTCAATGGCGCAGGATTCTGTATCCGGGGCAAGGGTGGGCAGAAAGCTATTGACGCTCTGCGAAAGGCCCTAGACCGTCTTGAGCTGGAGGCCTCAAAATGATCCATCAAGAGCTATTCCAGACGGTCGCCGCTTTCATGGAGGACCTGAATGATCGTGAGCTGACCAACATGGTCGAGGTCATAAGAACGATCCAAGTCGAACGCGAGACTGAAAAGATCATCGGGGCGGTGACCTAGATGGCCAAGATCGACCCCAACGAAGCCCTGAACCACCTGACCTATTTCAAGGCCCAGCGGCACGCCCTGAATTTTGCCATCGGCAGGCTTCAAGATGATCTCAAGATAGTAGAAAAGAATGTCAAACTATGGGAGAGGAGAACAGGAAAGACGGAGGGAGAGCATGAAGGAAATAATTGAGATCCTTGAAAAGGGCCTCGCGGAAATGGGCGCGATAGGCCTAGTAAATGGCGACATGGAATGTGAGTGTGAAATTGGGGATCTGTGTACCTGTGACATGCCGGATCTCCAAGAATGCGTCCCAGCGCGGCACCACGACCCGAAAAACGCAAAAGAAATCGAAGGATATTTCTATCCGCTGGAGGTCAGGGCATGACCGAAACCGCCCATCGAACCATTGAGGATTTAATGAGCTGGTCTTTTCCAGAGGGTCTGGTGCCTCTGGACGTGGCCGAGAGGATGGACCACATCAAAGCCCTGGGCCAAGCCTTCCTGCTCAGCCTTCGAACCAAATCCGAATCGGCCCGGCTGACTGAGTACATAGTCCAGCGTCGAGATGCCGGGCTGGGCTTCGTGGAGATCGCCACAGAGATCCATACCACCTGGGGCATAGACATCTCTAACGATTCATGCCGGGATCGATACAAACGCCACAACAGACCCCATCCCAAAATCGTCCCAGAACAGCCCAAAACCGCCCCAATTGAAACCAGAATCGAGGACCATATTGCTGAAGCCACGAAAATGGTCCCCCAGGCGGGCCCGTCCCAAGAACCAGATACAAAACAGCTACAAAGTATCCAAGTCAATCCCTGGGATCCGGGAATGGGAGATGGCCCTCTTCCAGAGAGCACCAAAGAGGAGATCCTGAAGAGATACGATGATCACTGGAGCGTTAAGAGCATAGCAGATTCAATGCGCCTGGATGGCCGAAGGGTCCAGGGCATAGTTATGGGGTCAAGGAAAAGTCCGCATGCAATCAAGTCAAGAATGCAAAGGATTGAACACGTAGCCGAACGTAGTCCAACGCCTGCGAACGTAGCCAGAGCCAAGGCATTCCCGTCATCAGAATATGAGGCCCTCAGAGAGGAAACCAACCGGCTCAAAGCAGAAGGCAAATCGCTTCCCGAGATCGCCTGTCACCTGGCGGCCACCGCCGAGAAAGGTTCCCAGCAGGTAGACGACCCTGAGAAGAAAGCCGCCTTCATGGAACAGGCCCGCATAGATACCAGGATCATCACGCTCCACCAACAGGCCCGAATGAACCCGGCCGAGATCGCTGAGAAACTGCAGCTCCCAGAATCCCAAGTCCAGGCCCGGATAGACGCTATCATAGGGAGGTGCAAGAAATGATCGTGGTTTCTCGATTCCGCAAACGCAACTCGAAAACCGATTTCGTAGATATGCAGATAGTGACGCTCATTAGCAATCACGAGAACTCCGAGCTATCGATATCTGAGCTCCTGGAGATCGCCAAGGTCGAGATGCCTGCCACCGAATGGACCCATGACGTGATCCGGAACAGCCTGAACAGGCTAGAGCAGAGAGGCCGAGCCCAAAGCAAGCATACCATTCGTGGAGGTGTAGCATGTCGGGTACCTTATCTTGTTTGAATTTTTACGATGTCGTAAAAGTGCCGATCATTAATAGTGAGGAAGATCACATTTGGCCGATATTGGGATATTCCACGCTCAAAGTCGATGATGTGAACCACGTTTTGCTCTTCCGAAATAACAGGTATAACCTGCAAGCATGGAAAGAGAAGAATGGGACTCACGAACCCCCCCGGTGCCTGGCCAGGCAAGGAAGGTTCGCCAAAGAGACCTTCTCGATCTATAATGATCATCCTAGTATCATGATCGTCGATCTGTACGGTCATCTGACCAAATCAGATCATTGCAAATGCGGCGGTCAATTGCTGATGGACAAAAGGGCCGAACTCTATTGTGAGTCCTGCTGTTTGGTTTATGATCATATAATATACGAAAGGCCGAATCCCAATGAAAGCGCGGGGCAAGGTGCTCCGATGTGGTGAGCAGGTCCAGTCCTCCCTCCTGCTCATCCATCCTAATTAGAGGTTCGCAAATGGCATACTCGGAACGCGACCCCAAAGAGGAACTAGGCCAAGAGCTGGAGGAGATCTATGGGTCGCCTCTACCTAAGTGCTGCGGGCACATCACCTTCTTAGGGAACGAGTCGCCGGACGGCAAATGGATCAAGCAATACAAAGCCTGGTTCAAATGCATGGGATGCAATCGGGTGTTCTCCGAGAAGCGTGCAGAACGATTCGATAGCATGTTCTCATCAATGCGCTGAAATCACATCACAGTCATGGGGCCACACGGCCCTTGACGCTGGCAGGCAGGAGCACTCTTTTGAGACCCCTACGCTACAAAGGCTCCCAGGCCTGCCACACCCCCTTTACATCGGATTGGCGGCGGAATTGGCGGCGGAGATAGACAAACAACTCCGTAAAATCGGGTCTACATGAAGTAAGCCTGGATAGTGATCGGTTGGATCGATGCCAACCCACTGACCGAATGCCAGGCCGTCAATTCCATTCAACTGATTAGAACGATAATTATAATATTTCATATTTACTTAGGAATGAAAGCATGTGTCGAAAGGACGACGTAATCCATGTACGATCTGCGCGGACAGAAATCGATGTCAGATAGACGCGGAATATCTTCGTACCGCGAATACTAGGGGTACCGCGCGGAAATATAAGGTGTCAGAAGACGCCCTATATCGGCACGTCACAAACGGGCATATCCTGACGGTAGTAAAAGCGCAGGATACGGAACAGCGCCTTCAGCAAGCACTGGACATCAACGACTGCGCCAAAGAGATCTACGATATCGCCATCGCTGCCACCCATGAAGCCAGACAAGCCGGTCAGTTCTCGGCGGTTGGGTCGTGTCTCAAAGCGGCTTCTAATGCGTTGTGCATCTTGAAACCAACCGGGAAAGAAGATCCACCTGAGCCAAAAGAAAGCGGCTTTATGAAAGGCTATCTAGCCCGCGCGGAGGAGGTCTATGCTAAAGACCAAAGCCCGCCGAGTTGATAAGCCTGCTTTCGTCTGGTCACATCCTAGCCCGAAACAGGAAGAGATCCTGTACTGGTGGACGCCCGCCAGCCCCCATAAAGACCTAGCATACTTCCAAGCCGAGGGCTCAGTCCGATGCGGCAAGACGTCCTTAGCATCATACAGTTATACCAACTGGGCTAATTATACGTTTGATCAAGAAGAGTTCGCGTTCTGCTCCAAAACCATAGGCACTTGCCACAGGAACCTAATAAGGCCCCTGATCAAGATGCTCTCTATCGAGCCATCTTACACCGTCCAATTGAAGCGGGCTCAAGTTGAAGGAGCTCATCTCATCGTCCGCCAAAAAGAACTAGACCATGAGAACATATTTTGGATATTCGGCGGCAAAGACGAGAGCAGTCAAGACCTGATCCAGGGCAAGACCTTAGCGGGGATCCTGTTCGACGAGCCCCCATTGATGCCTCAAAGCTTCATCAACCAAGGCCTAGCCAGGCTCAGCGTCGAAGGAGCTAAAGCCTGGTTCCTGAACAATCCCGAAACTCCCACTCATCCTATTTACGTCGAAACCTTAGACCCACTTAGAGATGCTGGAAAGATGCTGTATCTGCATCTCGTGATGGACGACAACCCGGCCATATCAGCAGAAGCCAAAAACAGGATTAAGAGTCAATGGCCGGTGGGGACGGTCCTTTACAATAGGTTCGTCCTGGGACTCAGGACGGCAGCCGAGGGGCGCGTCTACAGCTTCTTCAATGCCGATCCGAACGCGGGCTTTGTGGTTGACAAGGTTCCTGTAAAGTATATCCAATTCATAGTAAGTTGCGATTACGGCGTGTCTAACCCGTTCTCGGCCACCCTTTGGGGCATGTCGGGCGGTGTTTGGTACATCTTAAAAGAGTTCTACTGGGACTCAAAAGAGCAGAAGAAGCAGAAGACTAACCCTGAATACATCGAAGACCTGGATAGACTGACTCATTGGGGAGATCGGGTTATATTTCCTGATAAGATCCTGATCCCACCAGAAGAGCCTGGGTTTATCCGAGAACTCAAAAATTCTAAGTATACTCAACTGTCAGCAGCCGATACCGCAGACAATAGCATCATGCCAGGGATCGAAGACTTAACCACGATCCTAAGCCTTGGTAAACTGAAAATCTCAAACGAGTGCCCGATAGCTGCATGGGCGCTCATGAATCTATTATGGGACGATAAGAAACAGGCTCAAGGCATAGACATGTACGTCAAAGGCGGGTCGGGCAGCCCTGACCACAAAGCGGACGACCTCCGTTATGGCGCAAGACGAGCAGCAAAAGAACTTCGATCTATGAGACTGATCTAAATGATTACTCCTGACAATTTGGATTCATACTTCCAGCGCGGTAAGCCCTGGCCGCCCTCGGAAGAGGTGGGCATGGGTCGGAGGCTCACTATTTACGACCAGAACCTGAAACTGTGGAAATGTAAGCACGATGAAGTCTATGTCGTCTTGAAGAAACTCTATTCCGATAGCGATGACGAGGCCCTGAAAGTCCTCATGCTTTTGAACTGGCACAAGAACCTATCAACCCTTTGGGCGGATCTGCTCCTGTCCGAGAAACCCAAAATCAAGGCAGGCGACGAGACCAGGGACGCTGGGGGCAACATAGTCGTGCCGGCTGAACAGGCCTATATTAAAGACCTCATCGAGCGACTGGGCTTATGGCTCAAAGCCTATGCGCTCAGAATAGACATGAGCCGATACGGGGCAGGCGTGGCAAAAGTGATGGCCGAGGAAGGGCAACCTGCCAAACTCCAGGCTGTACCCCCAAAGAACTGGTTCCCGGTCATAGGCCCGGACGGTACCGCTGTAGGCCACATCATAGCATGGACCACGGACGGCCACGTCCTGAACGTCGAGATCCACAGTGACGGATGGATTGAGAGTTCCAAGTTCGTACTGAATGAAGGCAACATAGCTTCTCTTCCTTTTGATATAGTTGATATCGAGACCGGCTATCCTAAACCACTGGTATTCCCTGTCCTGAATGCCGTAACAAGCGATGACATCTATGGGACGGACGATTACCAGGATTGCGACCCGCCCATAAAGCGGCTTGAAATCACGTTCACCCGGATCGGTCGTATTCTTGATGCTCACAGTGAGCCCGCATTTGCAGTGCCAGAGGAGTCCATAGGCCCCAAGAACCCTGCCACAGGCGAGCGCAAGTTCAATTCCAAGACCCGGATCTTTCCTATGGAAGACGGCGACCAGCTCCCTCAGTATATCACCTGGGATGGGCAGTTGACGGCGGCCTTTATGCTGATTGATAAGGTCCTGACTCAGCTCTACACGATATCGGAGACGTGCCGATGCGCATTCGAACCGGACACCCTGGGCAATGCTGTGTCGGGCAAGGCCTTGCGGATGCTCATGATGAGGCCGCTCAAGAAGAGCGAACGAGCCAAGCTCCAGTTCGATCCAGCGTTCAAGGACATCCTCAAAGCTATCTCTTATCTGGATGTCAAGAACAAGGTTACTGGGGCGGTTCGGTTGGACCAGATTGACATCACCTGGTATGACGGCCTGCCCGAAGATGAGATGGAACAGGCCCAGGTAGGCCAGATCAAAAAGGCCTCAGGCTACTCGACTAAACAGATTCTGCTCGAAGCAGGCAAGACCGAAGACGAGGCCAACCAGATCAGCCAAGACGCGATGAACGAGGGATTGTAGATGTCACATTACGGTAATGAGTGGAAGGGCGTCAAGCCCAAGGCTGAGAAAGCAAAGAAGAAGGAAAAGAAGGGGAAGTCTACCAAGGCCACAATGACCGCCTGGCCGCCTCGGCATGTTCCGCCTGCCAAAGACGAGGATGAAGAGAAGCATGAGGCGGATTAAGCAGCACAAAGTAAACATTCATCATTTCAATTTTAGATTGATCACGTTTCAAGCGGACGATAATAATTATCATCAGCATATAGAAAAATTCCTAGTTATGCTGGCCCGGGCTCGCGGCGCATAGACCGCACACACTGACGGATCTCAGGTGTGGGCCAGCATTTGCAGCGCTGCGCAGTGAAGCTCATCCCTTGAACGGGAGGTGCAGCATCCCCTTTATCCTAATCTTAATCGCTATCATCAAACCGTTTCGCAAGAGGTTGACTATGTTCAACCGGGGATGTGGTAAAATTGTCTGCCAGAAATAAAGAGGCCCAGAAGGCCCAAAAGAAAGCCTATCGAAAAGCGCATAAAGACGAGATAACGGCCCAAAAGAAAGCCTATAATGAAGCCCATCGGGACGAGACAACGGCCCAAAAGAAAGCCTATTATGAAGCCCATAAGGACCATATCAAGGCCTATCGAAAAGCGCATAAAGACGAGATAACGGCCCAAAAGAAAGCCTATAATGAAGCCCATCGGGACGAGAAGAAGGCCCGCGATAAAGTCTACTGGGACACAAATGTCAAATACATCACCTGCATCCAATGTGGTAAACCTGCGAAAGTGTTTAAAAAACTTTCAGGCAACTTCTGTTCCCGCAAATGCCACCTGGCATGGCAACGTGGCCCCAATGCCCCTGGATGGAAAGGCGGTATATCGTTTGAACCTTACTGTCCAAAGTTTAATAATGAATTTAAACAGCGCGTCCGAGCGTTCTTTGATTTCCAGTGCTTAATGTGCGGCAAACCCCAAGAAGAGAATGGTAACGCGCTTCATGTCCATCATGTCAATTATGACAAAACGGCATGCTGTGACGGCAAGCCCGTCCATTTCGCGGCTCTTTGTTGTAGGCATCACTCAAAAACTTCACATGGAGATCGCCAGCGGTGGGCGAACATGCTTCATATCGTGATTGAAGAAGTCTATGGCGGTCGATCCTATCTTACCAAAGAAGAATGCGAAACGGGAATTTACGTTGCACACGATCGAGCGCGTGCAACTGCTTAACTGAACAATTATAATCACCAAAATCGTTTTCACGGTGCGCAGTGCCTAAAGGCCCCGCACTATCCTAATATGTCCAAACCACCTAGCACCCCTGATCCTGAGGCAGATCCTCTCTCTGAAGAGGACCCCGAAGGAACGCCCAGTCCATCCCCGGCCGCAGGCAAGTCCTACTCCGAGGATCAGTACCGAAGGGCCCTGAATAGGAAGTTAGCCAACTATGTCCCTAAGAATGAATTTGATGCCGCATTAAACCGGGCGGCAGCTCTTGAAGGTCAACTCACCGATCTGACCACGGAAAACCAGCGACTCAAAACGGAGAATGGAACCCTCCAGTTGGGACCGCTCCGAACCAAGATAGGCAAAGAGCTGGGCATACCGTCAGATTGGGTCGATGAGCTGAAAGGATCTGATGAAAAGAGTATCAAGGAACATGGTGAAGCTCTGAAGAAGAAGCTAGGGATCAAGACACCCGGTTTAGGTGTGCCGGTGCCAACTGGTCAACCAGGAACCCCGGAGAATGAGAACGCGGACATGAACGCATTCCTGGTAGGCATGGCTCATGGCAAACCCATTGGAGGTAGATAGTTATTACAGCAACTTACGATGAGATATTGGCCAGGTCCGGGCTAGTCAGCGCGGGTATGGTCAATACCAAATATGTCCCTGGCGTGATCCAGGAGGCAGTAACCCAGTCAGTCTGCATGAGACTGATGAGGCGTGAACCGAACATGAGCACGAACATAGAGTCCAGGCCTGTTATGAACGTCTTCCCCGAAGCCTACTGGGTCAACACCGAGGCGGGCGACGGCGGCGGAGTCGAGCCCTTGGAAGGGCTGCTTGAGACCGGCCTCCAGGGCTGGACCAATGCCACTATTACAGCAGCCAAGATGGGCGTAGTGGTCCCAATAGCCAAGGATGTCATAGATGACGCGGCCTCGGACGGTTTCGACCTGTGGTCTGAGATCAAACCCAGACTGGCAGAGTCCATCGCCCGCAAGTTCGATCAGGCGGTACTCACCGGCACCTCCAAACCCACGGTGTTCCCGGATGACATCCTGACCGACTGCGGAACTGCGTCGACTACGCTGGTTAGCGGTTCCAATTCCGAGCTGGTCGATCTGTACGACGAGATCCTATCTCCTGCAGGCGTGTTCGCTCTGTGCGAAGGAAAAGGATTCCGGGTCAACGGCATAGTCGCTGATGTATCCATGATGTCCGAGATGAGAGGGGTCCGGTCCAAGGATGGTGTACCTCTCTGGACTGACGGAAACGGCAAGGACGGTCCGGCCTATCGTCTGGGCGGCATTCCAGTAGACTTCCCGGAGAACGATTCGCTTCTATCCACTAGCGCCCTGATGATCGTGGGCGACTGGAAGAGAGCCTTCTATGCCTGGAGAAAGGATATCGAGCTGTCCATGAGCGATACTGCCATGGTCACCGATGCCACCGGCCTGGTCCGGATCAACGCCTTCCAACAGGATGTAGTTCTCTTGAAGGCAGTCTGCAGGATAGGATGGTGCTGTCCGGTGCCCGCTGACATCAAGGGCCGATCAACCCGGTATCCGTTCGCGGCTTTGCTGCCAGCAACCTGAGGTGAGACGATGAAAAGATTCCTCATCTTTTTGGTCCTGGCGGCAATGTTGCTGGGCGCTGCATCGGGCGATCTCTATCCAGGCAAGATCAACACCGGGGCGAAAGTCCAGACTAATGCCGGAGCAGCGACCAACGGCGAAGGCCTGATCGCCATTGAGACTATAGCCGCAACCGAAACGAGCGATGATGACCAGTGTTGGACTGGCATCCCTGCCAACAACACCACCAACTTCCTGCTTAGATCCAGCACGCCCAAAGGCACACCCCTGTTTCTAGCTCAGCCTGATGTACCAAGGAACATTATCTGCACTCCATCAGGATCCGCAACCGGCCAAGTCAAGATCACCGGAACGGATATCGCCAGCGCAGCGATCACCGAGAACCTCACACTGAACGGTGCTGGTGTAGTATCCGGCCTGAAAGCCTTCAAGACGGTGACCCGGCTGGACGGATCGTTCACCCAGGAGACAGCAAGGACGCTTAAGATCGGAACTGGGAACGTGCTGGGCCTGAACACCAAGCTGGGGTTCAACAGCGTGCTCTATTCGCTGGTCAATGGGGCTCTGGAGGGGACGCCGGCGACGGTTACTACAAGCGCCACAGTCCTAAGCCTGAACACCATTGACACCAACAGCGCGCCCGGTGGGTATGTAACGAAAGCTTATTTTGTGGTGACGGCTTGAAGTAATCGAGCCGCCACATAACCATTTTAGGTAAACATGGACTGGATAATTCAGATTCTCATAATAACAATAGGATCAATTTTATTGACCTGGCTCTATCTAGTTCTGACTTCTCCTGAAATAGATCCATATTCTTTTGAGGAAGTGGTAAAATGACCGATACGCCCATTGCTGACAGCTACATTACGCTACCTTCTCTGGCCATCACCTATTTCACCGGTGACCCGAGGGCGGCCGCGTTCGTAGCCCTGGGCGATGGCATGGCCTGGTATCTCAAGAGGGCAACCAAGAAGATCGACGAGCTGCCCCTGAAAGGTACTACTTACTGGTATCTTACCACAGATGCGGTCCCAGGTTCGGAGAGGCAGAACAGACAGTTTCCCAGGATCATAGATGGGATAGTCTGCGATTATGTTTTGGATACGGCCATCCCCGTGGTCCCTCAATCAGTGAAAGACGCCTGCTGCGAAGAAGCCCTGGCCTTATACCTGTTCCATGCGGACACGGACAGAACCGAACGCAAGACCCTGCAAGAGGATGGAGTCCAATCGTATAGCCTAGGGGGTGACTACTCGGAGAACCTGGGCAAGTCCAATACAGACAAGCATAAAGGCCTCTTGAGTTCCGAGGCCTGGGGATGGCTGAAAGGGTACATAGCGGGCTCTATTGAGCTGGGGATGTAACCGATGGTTCCAGGCATTAAAAAGACCGCATACAGAGTAGGCCTCGCTACCTGGAAGATCTTTACGGGCATCACTTCCGCAACGCTCACCTTAAATGGTGATGGCCTACCTACTGAATCGTTCTTGTGCGCAGTCACACCCATATCAGTGGCCGGGCATACGGACGTAGTGGGCTCGGTCACAATAGGATCGGAGACGATCACCTTTGCAGCAGCAACCAGGAAGACCACTACAGTTCCATTGTCAGCTCTCCCAACCATCACCACATCGGCCCTGGATTGCAACCTCTTGATTGAGGCCCTGGACCTGGGGGCTACGCCACTGATGAAGGAAACCTTGACCTCCATCAAGATAGGGTTCAAGCAAACCCAGAAGGTCTATCAAGATCGATTCGGCAAGCCCGCCATGTCTTCCGCCGAAGCCAAGACGCAAGATACTAATTGCGTGGCTGGCACCATCCTGCGCATTGATGGCACCGATTACTCCATAGAGCAGGTGTCGCCCAAGACCAAGATGAGCGGCGTTGAATACCTACGAAAGATGATACTCGCTCAACTCCAATGATATGGCGCTCACCCCAGACGATCAGATCATTCAACTGCTCAAAGGGTTTGCACCAGATGTTACAGGCCTCTTGAAGAAGTCGGGCTATTTCGATCTGCCAGAGGGCATAGAGAAAGAGCAGATCTCCAAACAGATAGGGTTTGAACGAGGCGGCAAACTCTATCGTAAGGTAGCCCAAGCATCCATGAAAAAGAATGGGGCGGTCTCAGATATCGTCCTGAACGAGGTCTCGCTTAAACAGTTCAAAGCTGGAGCCCGGAAAGTGGCCGGCCAAATCGGGGTATCATATCCTAAATGGGATTGGAACCCTGCAGCTCAAGACTATTTCGAGACTCACGGCCTGGAGCTGGTCCGAGGGATGACAGTCACCGACCTGAACTCCCTGAAATCAGTCATTCAGAACAATTTCAACCTGAACCCCAAGACTTTTGCGGATAAGTATGCTGACAGTTACTCCTGCTCGGAAGGGCGGCTATACAGAATCAAACGCACCGAAACCCATTCGGCGACTCAAGCAGGCGGCAAAGGGTTCGCGGGCGATGCTGGGTTCCAGTTCAAGAAATGGCACTGCACCCACATAGGCGACTATCCCCGGCCTTCTCATCGAGAACAGGAAGGCATGATCATTCCCATAGACGAGAACTTCCCGATCACCGATGAAGACGTTCCGTCCGAGGTCAACTGTCGATGCTACCTGACATACCACATGACAGACGGCAGCAGCCGCGCGCCCACAGATGAAGGTGAGGAAGGAGAGGAATAATCCATGAGGCTTCAGATCTTCGATATCCTGGACGAGATGGAGATGGTTGGCGAAATCAGAATTGATGAATCCCAAGGCTATCCGGAGGTCATATTCTCTCAAATGATTGGGCAGGAAGCATTGGACAGGAGCAATACATGAAGTTCGATGATGTCGATTGGGAGAACCAATTCAAGGCCTGGACCTTTTTCGATCTCACGAGATTGCTTCAAATTGTCGAGCACGCCAGAAACGAAAAGATGACCCAGGAGATCAGGCGCAGACTATGAACGGCCACGCTACCACATGCCCTTGCGATCATTGCGTCATAACCCGGCGCAAGAACCGGATGGCCCAGACTCCTAATCTCTATCCTTCACAGCACCGATCTTTTGAAACTCTCACCGAGAAACAGAAGGCCAAAGAAGACTGGGTTGAAGCTCTTTACCAATGCGAGATTAACATAGCCTATCAAGTGGACCGAATGGAACAGGTTGAAGCGGCACTGAAAGCTCTGGAGATGGATGATGAATAGCGCCATGGCTGATATATCCGAATGCCTGAGAAGGCATAATGTGGAAGCGGCAGTTGTGATTATGGAGGGCGGGAAAAGGTTGGAGGTGGGCGTATCCCATGTCTGCGAAATCTGTACCTGCAAATCATAGATACCTCATTGAGACCGAGGGCTGCGATTATCCCTGTGATGATTACAAGTTCAATCCGACCCTGGGAATAACTTGCATCAAGACAGAAGGTGACAAAGTAGACCTGTTCACCATCTATTCACCCATTTGCGCTATCCACGACTTTGAGCCCACAACGATCAAGAGCCTCAGAGCGTTTCGCAAAGTCAAGAACCAGGAGATGAAAAACGCTCATCTCTACATTGCGGCCGCCCAGCAGCAGTTTGAGACGCAAACCAAACCCACCGGCCAGGAGTGCCAATGAATGACCTGGATATCCTGGCTAGACTGATTTACCTCGAAAACTTCTATTCAGACGTTGAGCTATCACTAAAATTTCATGATTGGCTAGACAATCTGGCATTTTCCCAGATGCACGATATGATTCACGATCCTTTGGCAGGCATTTGCTAAAGAAATATTAGGAGATGAATAAAATGGTTAGACCAACAGACGAGACCGTAATGGTCTGGAACGACGACGTGATCAACATTGCCCAGCTCTTGAAGAGAGCGGCAAACGAAGTCCTGAAATCCGCAAGCGGCCGAAACGTATCCGGTCTGGAAACCCCAGACAAAGCGACCTTCAAAGGCCAACTGAAAATGATCTGTTCTCGGATAGAGAACATGGCCGAGGGTTACTTCCCGGCCACTCATAACGATGTTACCTACCTGGCCATCCTGGCTGACTACACCCACCCCGAGATAGTGACGGCTACGCCAGTCGCCAAGCCACACGAGCCCGGAGAGTAGATGCCCGACGAGATCAACTGGAATGAGTGCGTTCCCTGGGATGGAGAGGAAGCCTCCCTCCCATTGGGCGAACAAACCAGGATCCCCGATTTCCGGGCTATCGACCTGGTGAGACGCTGGGAGGTACTGGCCGCGGAAGAAGATGCGGGCTTCAAGGTCGTTAAGACCGCCGAACTGAAATCCGGTGATAAGATCATCGGCGCCCAAATCAACGAGAACTCGGTGAACGCCATCGTTCGGACATACGGGAAACGCTTCTTCGTGGCTGCGCGTGCAGACGCAGTAGGCAAGCTTCTGGACAGATGGGAATGGAAGGCAGCCTTTGGGTCAGACGTGATCGAGCTGGAAGCGCTCAAGCAGATCAGACAAGGCGGCAAGAAACCGGTCAAAGTGGGCAGGTGATTCTCAATTGCAGTTCTATTGTATCAAGAACGGCGGCATCAAAGATCCTGAGACCCAAGAGCTGAGGATACTCGAGGGCACGGCCGAGAAAGGGCCTTGGTATAACGCCGAGCAATTTTCCGATTACGAGATAGGTAGATGGACCAAAATGGGTTACATCAAAATCATGGAAAAGGAAGTGAAATGATGGGATTGAAAAACTTCGGTGAAGGGTTCTATGTGACCCTATTCTTCATGATCCTGGTGGCTGCAATACTATGCGTGGCCATGATCACGGACGCCCCCATAGCGACATCGATAGTCGCGGCGGTAATAACAGTGCTCGGCATGATCGCAGCGTTCTGGTTTCCTACGCGGGGGCAAACCTCCGCAGGTATCTGCGCCGATGCCCTAGAACCTCCAGCTGAGGAAGCATAAGCGGGAGGCCTTCGCATGACAGACCATGCAAAAGCTGAGCCCGCGATAGACCTCTATCGATTTTCTGATATATTATTCTTTTGCAGCGAGGTTTTATGATGGATCTTCCTGCGGATGCGCCCAAAACGGACAGAGAATTGCTCCTCCAGATTAACCAGAATGTTGACAACCTGCGACAGAAGCTCGAGGGCCAGGATGGGAACGGCGGCCTATGTAAAATCGTTATGGTCCAGGAGATACGGCTCACCGAACTGGAAAAATGGAGGATATATCAAACGGGTATTCTGATCCTTCTCATAGCATTGATCACGGGGAGATACATCTTTGGACCAACGAGCATCCCCATCGTTCCGTGAGGTATCATGAGCCAAAGACTTGGTGCAAAAGGACCCTCGGAACGGGCTGTAAAGGTAAAGGCAAAGAAGCCATCGAAGCCGGTCTACGAAACCGAAGTGCCACTACACCAGGGCAGGAGATAGGATACCGTGGCTGCCAAGATCGATTTCCTAAACAAGGGAGAGTTCATAGCCGCTTGCAAAGCGAGAAGCGAACGCGTGAAAGCGGCAGTGCCACTGGCAGCCAACCAAATGGGCGTCATAGCCCTGAATAACATCCATCCTCTCACCCCCAAGAAGACCATGAACCTGGACGGCAGTTATTTCGCAGAAGTGACTGACAAGGGCTTTGCCAAAGCAGAACTATGGGTCGGGAGCCAGGGTGCGTTCTCGGAGAACGGGTACAATTACGTCCCCATCCAGGAGTTTGTCTATCATCCTCACTTGAGGCCAGGCTGGCACCAGGCTATTCCTGAAATGATCGAGACCTGGAAGAACCTGGTCGAATCTGCAGCGAGGATCCAATGACGGATGCTTCTCTTTACTTAGCCCTGGTGGCCAAAGCCCTGGAGAACAATGATGTCATCAATGGCATGGTCGATGGCCGGATATCCACAGGATTGGCTCGGGGCCTGGCCTATACGTTGAGCGGCACGCATCATGCCGCCATCGAGCTTCGGACCCTATCCAAGACTTCTGAGAACCTGGGCGGATCGGCCTATCATGGCATTGCTGATCACAGTCACCTTATCGAGATAGGGGTGGTCTGCCAGGGCAATTCCGATACTTACGCCTGGAAGGTCATGAGCGCAATCGAGGACCTGTTCAAAGGTCCTGTGATGGTGA